ATCTAGCCCCAGCTTCTGAGCCCATCGCCTATACCAGCTTCTAAAGCCTTTAGGATCATCCTGTGGCATTACTTCTCCTTGAGCTGATCTCTCCACCACCTGATAGCTGCATCAAGCACCCTGGGATTTACCTGGGTGTACTGCTGCATAACTCTAGCTACGTTAGTATCACCGCTCGGCTGGTTATCATAACGGGTCACGAACCAGTATGCACTATCTTTAGGCATACCAGTATTCATGAGCCGCAGAGCCTGAAGCCCCTTACCCAGCGCCTCTGCCCTAGACTCAGCAGGCGCCGTATTGAGAGAGTTCCTTAGATAACCATAAGGGTGAAGTTCCTGCTTGATATAAGCGTCACCCTCTAACTTATGAGCGAGCTCATGGACTACAGCCTGAGTTATATAGTCAGCTGGCATCTCTACATTATACATGCGGACTCTATCCCTCTTGGTGTCATAGTCCCCTATCGTAAATGTACTAGTACCATCGGCATACCTTGTGATAGGTACCTTCTCCGGGGTCTGAATACCAGCGAAGGGCCTGCCCAATGCCTTAAAGATAGTATCCTGATAGAGGGGGGTATTCTGCCACTCGGATAGAACCTCCCTAGGGAACGCTCTAGCAGTATCTCTAGGCGCTACTCCTGGGATTGTATCTCTCACAGCCGCAGTGATAGGATCAGAAGGGACCCTAGGATCCCTTCTACCCTTTTTACCATCAGGCATGTGGCCCCCTATGACATCCCGCTAAGGGCCGCCATGATAGGGTCCATATCCCCGCCTCCGCCGGGCATAGGGGGTCCAGCAGGCATACCGCCTCCTGGCCCACCAGGGCCCATTCCTGGGCCTGCACCACCACCTGACGCCAGTAGCATCAGGATGGGGAGGAGCGTCTCAGCTGACAGCTGACCTGTACGGAGCGCCGTAAGGAGGCTATCAATATCGCCGATTCCGCCGGGGACTGCCGATGGTTCTGCGATGCCTGCAGAGGCTCTAGCATTTCCAGCTAGAGCCCCTGGGCTTATTCCCATTGCAGGCATGATATCTACTCCAGCAGGATGAACTCAAGAACAAGCAACACATCCTCTGGGGAGGTTGCTGTGCCCCCGGTTTCGTTGAGATTAATCTCAACCACATCCCCCTGAGCGATCTCACGATCCGCCTCAGTGGTGCTGGGAAGAATTGCCGCTGCTGTATCAGCCCCTAGTGTTTTAATATCTAGCGCCTGAGACAGAGCCGTGCTTCCTACCTCAATCGTAGCCGTGTAGGAAGTCGCTGCGGTCGCATCTACAGACTGAGTATATTCACCGCCCACGAAGAACATCTTGCGGGGAGCAATGAACAGCTGCACAGTGGCATCTGCGTCACTGGACTCCGTAAAGCGGAACGGCAGCAGAACCACCGGACCCGCCTGACGCGGATTAACAAGCTCAGTATGAAGTTCCTTGGGGACTCGCATGGCTTACCCCCTTACTCTTCAAGACCGTAGATGTACCCATTCGTCGCCGGATACAGACAGGCGATGTTTCGATACGTCCTGAGCGAGGCCAGGAACAGATCCTGGTTCTGCACCCAGTTCAGCACCGTACCATTGAGACCCTGAATCCACTCGGTATCCAGGCCGACCACATGATACCAGTGGCTCGGGTTGACGATTCCGATGTGCTCGGGCGGGAAGAACCGCTCGATAACCACACCCATGTCATCAAACGTCAGCTCGTTCTCACGGATACCCTGGGGAGCGCTCATCGGCAGATAACGCATCTGCGGCTGCACCAGGTTGAAGAAGTTCCTGCGCTGCTTGTAGTTCATCACAAGGAAGCCAGGCGCCTCACCGGTCTCCTCCATGATGAGGTCAACCTCATCGCGCAGGTGATCGGTATCCAGCGGAACACACGACGCTCCACCGCCAGCCGCATCGAGGATGATCCCCTGCCAGCCCGGACGGCCAGTACGGGAGATACCCTGATACGTACCGGACGTAGCCACAGCCGCGAAGAACCCGGAAATCTCATTCCCGTAGTTCCCGGCGCGCACGAAGAAGTCTCCGTCCGCAGCACTTGTCAGCGAGGCATCCACGGCAGCGTAGTCAATCGTGGTGCTGTCAGAAGCATGCGTGATAGCAGAAACAACCTGGTTATCACCGTGCTTCGTGGTCGGAGTGGCAGCATCCAGAACGTCCATAGCCATGTTCTTACGAACGATGTTACGGACCGGACGGCCCTCCTTATACGTGGTGAGCCCGAACGGGCTATCCACAACAACTGTGTCAGTGTCCGTGACAGAGGCGACCAAACCAACCTTGGCGTCTCCGGCACCGATCATCTGACGAGCGAGGTCCAGCTTGACACCATCAATGGTGTTACGCAGCTGGAGAGCGAGACCATCCTCGAAGGATCCCATAGAATCCCGTGAGGCATTGATGATCTGCCCCGTGATCTCGAACTTGGCATAGATGTACTTCAGGCTGACCTCAGCCAGATCAGGCGAGTCAACCTGCGAGTCTCCGAAGGTCTCCTTCTCAGCCCTAGCAAAGACACCCTCATTCACCCCGAACGTAACCGGGAAGATTCCCTTACGACCACTCAGCTCCATCGTCTGCGTGATCCGCTCAGCGAATGGGGTTGCCTTATTAATGGCTTCTCGAAGAGCGTCCTGAACAGGACGATCCTTCAGAATGGCATCTAGCCGAGAAAGATCGGCATATGTTGCAGCCATTTTATTGTAACCCTTAGTTAGTAGTTAGAGCGAACTTCACTTCTGGATGGTAGTACTTTTATGCTGATGGTCATTTCCTAGTTAGTTCCGGGTACTACACAGTGTGTAAGCTGGCATATTGGCAGGGGTATGTCAAGATGGCAGTGGGTAGTAAGGGCTGGCAGCCTCAGCCCTACCCACCAATGGAGGATCACGTTCAGGTATTCTAGCTACCTAGCGGCTGCTGACTAGATACCTGCATCCCGTTGATTTTGGGGGAACGGTGTCAGAACCCCTCTCTACTAAAGCCAGCCCAGCCAGTACTTTACTGCCGTGGCGGCGGCGGCCCCCAGCACGGGGGACACCAGATCGAAGAACCCATCTTTAAAGACCTCCATACGGGGCTTCTTGTAAAAGTTCTTGCCATTCTCAAACTGCCCCAGATATGAGGCCTCAGTACGCGGATCCTTCCACCATCCCAGGAAATCAGATCCCTCCCGGTAGGCGAAGGTAACCGCAGCTACCTCTGGGTTGAACACCATAGTCAGGATAAAACCCGCTACGAAGTGCCCAATCCAGGTATACACATTCTTGGAGTGTATATTCCGGTAGAACTCCTTAAGCTTCTCTAGCATTAGTCAGCCCTCTTCGTTCTGTCATAGCGCTCGCCCGCCGCGCGGATGCGATCACGCCATGCGTTGTGGTCACTTCCCTGGATCTTCACGGCCTGTGGGCCATCCACTCTCACCGTGTTCTCCCTGGTGGGGGCGCGATCCTGGTCAGCTGTCTGCACTGCCTCTCTAGGTGCGGTGCGCGTGGCCTGCTGTGTGGTGGGCTGGCGAACCCTTGCACCTGCGGGGCGGAGATCCTTGACGATAGCATCAATCTCCGTGCGGGTGAGCTGGCCTCGGGTGGCCGTGATAGCGTTAGCTACGTAGCGCTGGGCCAGGGCCTCATCGACTCCGTATCTCTTGCAGGCACCAGCAGTTGCGAGCTTGAACATCTGCGCCTGTCGCTGCAGGGCCATCTCCCTGGATCTGGTGGTTTCCCTACTGATAGCCTCTTCGTGGAGACGAGCCTCCATCTCCCGTCTCAGTAGAGAGGCCTCTCTCTCATCAGACTGTACGAGCTCATACGTCTCGATAGCCTTCTGGAAGAGCGACGGATCATTGAGCATGATGAGATTGAGGACATCCGAGGGATTATTCTCAATCTTATTCATGAACTCCTGAACCTGCATCTTCATGACCTCTGCCTCTTCAACCCGCTGCTGGGCGGATTCCAGGGCAGAAACCGTCTCGTATCCCAGGCGATCATAGACCACCTGCGCCTCAGGGGGCAGGGCTGATCTATCTACGCCCAGATCAATACCCATCTCAAGGAGCTGAGTATACAGGGCGTCAGTGGGCTGGGCGGCCTGGGGCTCTTGGGCTGGAGGCTGCTCCAGGGGAGGCTGCTCTACTAGCTCCTCCGGGGGTTGCTCCATCTCACTCTGAGAGACCCACTGCTCGTCTTCTGGCTCTCTGGGGGCCGGTTCTCTAGGTGGTGCGTCCTCCTCATTCGGGGCGCCCATCTCTCTGGCAATATGCTTAGCCATATTACGGGCCAGCTGTGCAGAGTCTACTTCACGCCCGTCTCCAGTCATCTCTGTCTGGTGGACGGGTACTTCAATTGCGTCTGACATTTCCATTTATCCTTTGATTAGGTTATCCCTCCAGACGGCGCGGCCATCGTGGATACGTACTTGCTCTACGTTAAAGAGCCATTCTCTATCTACCTGTTTCCAGGTAACTACGGCGAATCCCTGTGACCAGTTAGTATGCTGCTGGTAGTGCGGGTTCAGGTTACAGAGACACCCGATGTTCCAGGCACTGATACTACCATTCAGGTCCCGCTTTGTGAAGTTCTGGATCCTGTGAGTGTGTCCGAAGATCACGCTCTTACCATAGGTGTCCAGGGTGGCGCGGGATGCCCACACGGTAGCAGAGTAGCCGTGAATGCAGAGGAGCCTGTCCTTGAGGACTGGCTTGTGTCTGCCCGTGTAACTGTATGTCTCCCAATCATCTAGCTCCAGTAGATAATCCAGGGACATGACTTCTGAGATCTGCGGGATCCGCATGAGGGACCTCAAGCGGTAGTCCATCTGCATCTTGGTGAGGATCCGTGCGAAGCGGTCCTCATGATTCCCCTCCAGGTAGTATTTGGTGGCGGAGGGGGCTATCCTGGCCATCTCAGCCTGGTGCATAGCGGCGAGGTTGATGGATTCCTGCAGGTCTATCTGATGGGGCTTGAGGTTCTTCTCCAACGGCGGCCTGTGGTCACTGATCTGCCAGAAGTCTACCATATCTCCGTGGCACACCAGCTCAGTGGGCTGCACCTTATCTGCTAGCTGGTAAAGGATGGAGAGGGCCGCCTCATCATGGAAGGGGAAGTGAACATCCCCCCAATGCAGAGAAACCCCCTCATCTGTGGGGGCTGCCCTCTTTGGTTTAGGCCTTGGGGGTAAGACGAGGCGTACTGGCCTCAACTGAGCCTCCTCATCCGGTGCATCGAGGAAGAGGCTGTTATACATCTGATAGTTGTTTTGCTGCCCGCGCCATCCCAGGAACTCTATTCGCCTATCAATACTAGACTTAGAGCGGCCTGTGAGAGTGGCTATGGCGCGCATAGTCTTGCCCTCTACTAACCAGAAGCGACCCAGCTGACGGTCCTGCTCCGTGGTCCAGTCCATTAGTCCTCCTTAGGTTCTGTCTCCTCACCTTCAGTAAGGATCTGCCTGAGAGCCTCCTTCATCGGCTCAATCAGGGCTTCTACCGCCATACCCTGGATCTCATGCTGGAGCTCGGCCTGCTCGCGCACGGTCCTGAGCTGGCGTTCCTGCTCGATCATAGCCTCGGCCTCTGCCTGCGCGGCCTGGTTGATACGCTGCTCCGTCTCCTGGTGGTGCTGGAGAAACGCCTGCTGCGCTGCAGGGTGCCACGCCTGGTATCTGCGAGACTTGAGCACCAGACCGTGTTCATTGTGGTGGACGATATCATTCTGCCACGGCTGCAGCTTGGGCAGCTGTGAGGGATCTCCGCCACGGAAGCTCTCGAACATCATCTGCTCGTTACGAGCCTCCATCACATCCGGGTCTACCGAGCCTACATCCAGGTCGATCCCGGCAGCATTCAGCATATTCCTGAGGCGGTCTGTGTCCACTCCGCCCTTCTCATCTGCGAGGAGTAGGGGCCCCGTCTGCGTGTCCAGGAAGGCAGTGAGCACGTTACGCATCTCCTCCCGATTCCAGGGATAGAGTGCCACTTCATCTACGTGGATAGTCGCACTAGCATTACGTAGCTCTGCGCCAATGAACTCCTTCCACTGATAGGCTCTGTCAGGTCCTTGGACTGCGATCACCCTGGGCTCAGTGTAGAACTCAGATACATAGGCGATCATGATCTTCCCACTCTCCTTCCAGCCGCTCATCGCATTCAGCTGAGCCAGCTTGGTGACATCCTGGAGGTTGACGTTGGTGGGATTTCTGAAGCGAGTGGAGGCCATACCTCCCATGCCAGTCTCCGGGGCATCCTTGGGGAATGCGTGTCCAGAGAGGCTGAGGGTATCCCCCTGCGCCTGATTGAGGGCCTGATAGAATGTGGAGGGCACCTGCCTCACCTCCATAATGCTAGGCTCAGCGCCAGAATGGGTCATGATCTCCTGGAACGGCTCATCATTGATGGTGCCGTAAGTGACTCCACCACCACTCTTTAGCAGCACCTTAGGCAGAACCTTTTCATTCCATTCCTGGATCTTCGCCAAGGCTTTATCATACTGCTTGTTGGTGAAGGTGATGTCATACAGGGGAGACATACCCATTTTGTGGTGCCCCGGAACCGGGATCCACCTGTAACTGGCTATCGGCAGTACTCCGCTAGGGAGGGGGTTCGGGGGAGTCAGCAGCCTGTTAGACTTGCCGTCAGCCGTCCACCATACTCCATTGGGATAGCGTGAGTTACGAGGGATGTAGTGCTGTATGACGAGGGCCCTCTCCTGCTCCAGGTTGTGGGCCATCGGGGTGTTAATGGTGCCAAGGTCCGTGTAGATCTTCATCCCACTGGACCCATAGCTCAGATCCTCTGCAGCCTTCTCGTTAAAGATAGTAGCTGCCTCATCATACGAGAGCATGAGGCCCACCATCACTCCATCTGCGGGCTTGTGTCCCCAGCGCACAAACTGAGGGGAGATAGCCTCGACGCCGATCTCTCCGGCATCTACTTCAATTGGCTCTGTGATGGATGGGTCTATCTGCAGGGTCTCCGGGTCTACGGGAATGATACCGCCATCTGGGGTTGGGATACCCAGCGGGACCATGTTCCCGGTGTTAGTATCCCAAAAGTAGCGCAGGTAGCCGGTACCAGTAGCTGCCTGCCATGAGTGCATGTCGATACGCTTCTGGTGCATATCGAGCTCATCCCACAGATAGCGGAAAAGCTGCTCCATAAGTTCAGCAGCAGCAACGTCTTGAGGATCAGGGGAGGCGGCAGTCGCGGAGTATCTGACTCTGCTCTTAGCGAGCTGGGCCGTGAACTCGTTGAACATGGCCATAGTGAAGTTCACCACCGGGAACTGTTTCCACTCCGGGATATCGGCTATGTCCAATTCCTGTAGGGCCTTCCAGTGATGTCCCCGGATGTAGTCCAGGGTTCTCCTCCACCTCTCTACCCAGTAGGCGTAGTAGGTATCCAGGTCCCGCCACATCTCGCTTGTGTACTTAGCGAATCCTGCATAGTCTGATTTGTTTTGTGGCAGCTTAAGCATTAGTCTTCCCTGATCTGGGGCCATTCCTCAGTTTCCGGTTGCTCAGCAATCGGATACGTAGCAATATAGCCCTCCTTACGCATGCTAGCTAGAAGCTCTACCTGGGCCTCACGGTACGCCAGTCCCTTCTTTAACTGACGCGCCTCACCCATCTTGAGTCCGAGGAGAAAGGCCAGCACCGTATATACTATGTCGATTATCTCAAATGTCGCCATTGTCTTCCCTCATGTCGCCGTGCGTCGGCTTGTTTAATGGCCTCATAGAGGATGATGTCTGTCTGGGACATCCCCTCGTATTCATCCTTGTGTGGCCTCTCATCATATGCAGATGCCATGATAGAGCACCCGTAGATGAGACAGTCCGTGGCGTCCGCCCCTCCTGCACTATCCTTCTCTGGCTTGCCGTTCTTATCCCACACCAGACGGCTCATCTCCCAGAGGAGACGAGAGGTGGATACTCTCCTGTTATCCAGCTCCCAGCTACTCTTCAGGGTATCAAAGAATAGCAACCTGGGGGCTCCCTTGATGCCACGGAGGCTGCTGACTGCGGCATACTCCCTTTTAACATCCGGTTCCAGCATGGAGTGAACCTTCAGCACCATCTGGTGTACCTTCTTCTGCATGGGGAGTTTCATGGCGCCCAGCTTAGCGCCTATCCTGTCGAAGTGCCAGTTGAGCTCCGCGATGTCCTGCGGCACTGCACTGTCAACGTAAACAGGAACGCTGGCACCATCCACTTCTCCCGTGAGCGCTTTCATCCGGGCCGCCCGGTGTGCGAGTGGCTCATCCTGTGAGAAGTACTCCTCTGTAACGTAATAGTTCCCATCAGTATCCGCTGCCATCAGGAGAGCGGCAAAGCGGTGATACTGGGGATCCACAACCCACCACCTGGCCCAGTTAGGTGGAATATCAAAGCGAGGGATGACATGGACGTTCTTATCGAAACTGCCGAAGACAAGGCCCGTGCGAGTGACGAAATGCCCATACATACGGGCCCGCTGAACGGCAGGGTCCGGCCACTGTTCCTGCATGCGAAGGATGTCTTCATCTGTGAAGTGAGGAACGAGCGAGTGGCCCTCTTCATCAGCGACCGGCATGAAGAGCGCTTGAATATCCTTTCGCTCCCCGGTTTCATACGGGATGTAGAGGTCATCACGTATCCATATCCAATTGTCCGGCTTATCATCGACTGGGGTAAGAACGAGGATAATACGGCCCCTGCGATCCATTACCCGCGCCTGGAGCTCCTCAAAGACAGTCTTCGGGAGTGGTTCATCACAGATAACAAGATCTACGGAAGCCCCCTGCATCCTACGCTGCCGCATGTCAGCGGACATGAAATGCAGCTCAGACCCATTCTTGTAGCGGATGATTCGCTCGTTTTCCCGGTAAAGTTTGCCGGTGCGGGTGAGCTCTACCTGATCGCGGGGAATAAGCTGGTTGATGATAGGGACGATAGCGCGCTGGAACTGTTTAAGCGTGGGCATGACATACCAGACGACCGTAGGCGGGTCGGGTACCTCAGCGTGAATGGCTCGCCCCAGACACACGTACTGCGATTCTGCGACGGCAAAGTAAGTCTTCCCAGTACGGTTGCCCCCAAGAACCAGGAGAATGGGAGTGCGGATCCCGTGCGCCTCTACCTGAAACTTGTGGGGGGTATAGACGTTGGCGAGGGGATCCTCCATCCTTCGACGGAGGATCTCCAGCTCGATCTGGCGAAGAGTCTTATGCTCCACAATTACTCTAGTTCAAGGATATAAACCGTGAGGCCGCCGCCTGTGGTATTCCAGAACTGGACACTCGCGGCGGCATCCACGACCATCCAGGTATCTACCATGACTGGTGCGTGGGTAGCGGTGGCCGCTGCATCCACGTTAAAGCGGATATCTCCAGTGGTGCCAGAGAGATACAGGAAGGCTACCCTGCGGCAGTTAGGACTCTCGATGGTGTGGGCAGTGTTAGCTCCGGCACCTGCTGATACTGTATCCTGGATGATGATATTCCATCCGGCCAGGGAAAGCATGGCGCGTTCGGCCTCATGGACCAGTGAGCTCTTACGTCTCGGCATTGTCTGTCTCCTCTATGAGTTTAGCTTCTTCATACAGGGCGTCTAGATCCGTGCGCCCCTCGCCCACTTGCTCTGCTAGCCATGCCAGCTGCTCAGTGGTGTACTCCGCGAAGGGTGCCGCACGGAGGCGCTCTACGATTGCATCTGGGTCTTCTCGGAGGTCCGTCAGTGCGCGGGCTGCTGCCAGGACCACCTTCTCATCGGAGGTGGCGGAAGTGGCGAGCTGTAGGAGCTTCATGAGGCCAATGACTGCGCCAAGGAGGCGGATAGTGTCATATGTGACATCGACCCGGTTGAGGTCGCTGGCGGTGCCCATGAGGCTCTGTAAGGCTGCAGGTGCCTTGACGATATCTCCTCTCATGGCAGGAAAGATAGGGGGTAAATGCAAAAGTGGCAACCTCAGAGAGAGGCCACCACCCTTGCACGGAGGACCACGACCGGTGGAGGGGACCGGTGGTGTATATATAATAGGGAGTGGTTGGATTCGTCAACCCCCTTGACAAAGTGGGCGAGGTGGGTTTAACCTGTGGCGGGCCCCAAAGGCAGAGCCCGAACCGCCCCTGGCGGTTTAACAGATCAGATGGGGTTGCTGACGCACACAGCAGTTCAACACCATCCACAGTAACGATGATTCACAGGTAGCGCCCTTCGCCCTCCGGGCCGGGCGCCCAGTTACTGAAGGAGGAGAGGAGGAGGGAATGAGGGATGATCTGATTGGAGTAGTGGAGGTAGGCACGAAGAAGTTCTACTTCAATATAAGGAAGACCCAGAAGAGCGGTGAGGAGTACCTCTGCATTAATGGCATCAGTGGAGATTATAAGGATAGACTCGTAATCTTCAAGAACCAGGTAGTGCCAGTATGGGAGATGCTATCTAAGGCAGTGGAGAGGTTAGTTGGCCTGGCGCCCGTAGAGACGGTCACCAACGGGCATATCACATACAAGTGTCCTGGGTGCGGGAGTGTCTTCACGGAGGAGAGCAGTCCTGAAGTGTTTGGCACCTATGTGGACAATGATAGTGGAGACGTCTACTGTAACCACTGGGGATGCCCCAGAGGCAGCAAGCACCCCATCCGGGGGGAAATGTGTACTACATGGAGGGATAGAGACTATGTGGGAACTAGCTGAAGATGCGCCGTACAGAGGAGATCAGCCACGGAATAGGACCCTCACTTGCCATGTGGCGGGTATAGAGGTGAATGACGGGGCAGTGACACACAGGGAGATGGTACCTGTGGCTATCTGGAGCTGGGGTTCCAAGCTATATGCGGGCTTCTCCCCCCATATTAAGGGCTATAGGTTGAGGGTAGTGGAGACCTCTCCTACTAAGGTTACCATGGAGCTGGTGCCAGATGAGCAGTTACGATAGCTGTAGCGAGTGTAGAGCTCCCCTACAGCACCTAATAGTGGGCGGAGTGGGAGATTGGTACTCCAGGACGCTATGTACTGAGTGCGAGCACATTAGAGAGGGAGTCCCTGAGGTAGATATAGCTAAGCTGCTGGTCAGGCAGGCTGAAATGCAGGGATTTGCCTTTGAGCTAGCGCAGATGCTCAGGCTGATGAGGGAAGAGGAGGCCCATTACCAGGAATATATGGCCGCCCAGAGCCCTGTACACAGGGTAGAGGGGGTTCTCCTGTAGGCAGAGGAGGCTATAGAGATAGAAAAAGGGCCCTGTAGCAGGGGCCCTTTTCTTATACGCGGTCTCGGGGCAAACCAAGAAGCGCTTATGTCCCTTATGTCGAAAGGACCTCTCGATTGCGGCTATAGTGGGCTGCTACTCCTGGTGGATGCCGCTCTATCCTCCGCGCCCTCCTCCCCCAGGATCTCGATACTAGCCCTGGGGTCTTTTAAGAGGAGCTCAGCGGCTAAATGGCGCCTATCGAACTGATTATAGTCGCGCAGTCGCTGCAGTAAGTAGAAGGGAAGCTCCCCCTCACACTTAATTATTAGCTCCACCTTAGTATTACCTACCCTATTCGTGCTCACTGGTTCCTCCTTGTGCGGCTTCCAGGACCGCTTTATAGACCTGGGTTCTCGAATGGCGCGCCACAGATCGGGCAAAGGTCTTCATCAGTGCCTTCTGGCCTGCGGAAAGCTCGTTCCAGGGCGTGAGCTCTGCGGATTTCCTCTGTACCTCCGAGTACAGGCGGATGATATCCTGTTCTTCCATTTTCAGCCTCCCCCGGCCCTGGGCCTTCGTAGATTCTGATGATTCTGAGGTTCTGGAACCTCTGCGCCTTTATGTTCATGGAGACAATATACCCCATGGGACCCTGAAGTTCCATATGGAGATCCTGCCTGCACTTCCGGGGCCCCCCTTTTGTAAGAATATGTTAATTCCTGGGGCCCAAATTTAGCCGCGAGGACATTCAAAATGCAGTTCGTGGGGGGTCGGCAGACCCCGGAGCCGGACCTATAGTATCTAGGTCTGGTGTATAGACAAAAAAAAAACCGGGGAGACACCCCGAAGGGCATCTCCCCAGTGTACTAGACCTCTAGGCTTGCGAAGCCTTGAACGCCATGAAAGCCCGAAACTCTTCCATCTCCGACTCCGAAATCGAGACTTCCGCTTCGTCGTCGTCGGTAGACTTCGAGACTAGCGAGGCATGGACCTTCAGCTCCAGCTTCGACGCCTTCACCGGAACCGTGGACAGCAGCTCCCCAGACCTTGAGAGCATGAACGTCACCTTCTCACCGTCAACCTCTTGCTCCCAGACCAACCCATTGGAGAGCGGAAGCTGTTTCTGGCTTCCACCAACATACTGCCAACTACGGGTCAGACCTTCCGGCATGAACGAAGCCTGATACTTGGCCTTTTTCGTAGGCTTGTACCCAGACTTCACGAGCTTCACGATCCCTGCTGTCAGCTTGGCCATGATCTTCTCCCTGTCGAGTGTGGCCGTTCGCTCCGTTCGGAACATAGCCCGGCCCCCAAATCGACCTCCCCCGCCCCCTAGACCTATATAGACCTAGAGATCACCACCAGGAGTTCCCATGTAATTCTGTGTCGATACAGGAGCCGGACTCCCTCAACCTAATGCAGGCATTACACCTGCCGCCGCATAGTGCCACCCTCCCCTCAGTCTAGACACCCAAGAATCTTTGTATGTAAGTCTTGAGTGCCTTCCGTGCTTCATTCTCCGTGCTGTAGGGGCCGTATCTATCAGCCCATGTCTCGATCCAGAAGTACCACTTGCCGCCGTCACGGTGTACTGGATCACTGTCTGTGTCCGCACGGTGGACGTACATCTTCTTGACTAACGCATCAGTCTCCTCCGGCTCTGAGGGATCGCCGCTCCATGTCTTGAGATTAGCTGTCAGACCATGTACCACGCAGTTCGGATCGTAGTCTGGCTGAGAGCCGGGAATATAGGTATAGCAGGTACAGCCGCTGTCGGGGTGTCCGTTCTCCAGACAATCACGGGAGATACAGTTTCCGTACTCGTCTACCTGTATCGCTCCGCACCCTTCACAGAGTACGACAGTATACAGGTCGAGTCCGGCAAGGTCGCCATGCGGAAGGGCCAGTGACTTAGCACACTGGTTACAGAAGTCTGCCATGATCTACTCCCTGTGGTGGTGGAGCGGGGCATGGTCGCCGCCGCCATTGACAACATAGCCCCGCCCCCAACCGGACCACTACTATCTAGAGTAGTATATCTAGAGCAGAATGAAGGTAAGTATAGACCTATACAAAGGCCTGGAGTTCTGATGTAATTCTTTACTGCCCTCCCCT